TTACAAAGAGCTGTTTCTCTACGCGCTATTCAAGGAAGCGCGGCTTGTGCCGGACATTGACGGCAACGGAATGGTGCAGCTTCAACGAAAATCTAGCCGCCTGACCAAACCCCAATTCTCGGACCTGTTCGAGATAATCCACGCCTTTGCAGCACGTGAAGAAATCGACCTGAAAGAACCAAGGGAAACATCATGACCAATAAACCAATGACAGCCAAGGAAGCGCGGCGAGCCGCCAAGGGAGAGTGTACCATTCACCTTGACCGCTTTGCCGCCACCCTCCGCGTCTATGCAGATCAGGCCGAACAGATACAGGCCATGCGTGAGGCTTTGGGGCGTGCCAGTGCAGTAGTAGAAGCGACGCGGGACATTCCGCTGCTTTGTTCGTCAACCTTAGACGAAGCCCTTGAAAAATACGATGGAGAGACCAATGACTAAACCAATGACAGCCGAGGAGGTAGCGTAATGGCTGAATGTCTAGCACCAGAACAGTACACGACCATTGCCAAAGTAGTGAACACGCTGGTTGAAGCCGGGGAGAGGGTGGATGAGACAAAGCCCAACTCTATGCAAGCTCACTACCTGTGGGGGCTCTTGCATGAGATTGGAAAAGACGGATTACGACTGGGGATCGAGCGGGGCCGGTTGAGTGTCCAACACGAAATACGTGCGCTGCTCGGCGTGGAGTCTCAGCTATGAGCAGCGAACCGATGACATCCAAGCTCCGCGAGGCTGTGAAGGGCAGCCTTCGTGAAATATGCGCCATGATGTTTACAAACGCCTTGCGAGGGACAAACACCACCGAGCAAAGAGAGCCATTGAAAGAGGCCGTCTTGGATGAAGCCACAGATCGCATTCTTGCGCTGATGCCGTTAGGTGGTGTGCCAGATTTGCGAGCGTTCGGATACGCGCCGGGCAATTACTTCTGCTATTGCGGATCATGCGGGGAACAGCACACAGCCGACAAGCGCGCATCCCGATGCCTGACGTGCGCAGAGAAGGCTTGCGCCTCACATTCAGCGGATAATGAGCAACAAGATACTTTGTCTTGCACACCAGAAGAATGTGACCGCCGCGACTCGGCGATATGGAAGGGTTGGTTATGACTAAACCAATGACCCTACAAGACACGATCAAACGGCTTGAAGGGCTGCTCCCTCACGCTCGGGACAGAAACAAAAACTTAAAAGAGGAGAAAGTCCAAAAGAACTACCTGATTGGATACCATGCAGGCTGGATAGAGGCGGTTGAAAGTGAAGCCCTCCCCGCCCTTCGCACCGCACAGGCAGAGATAGACCGGCTCAAAGAGGCTTTGGTTGGTGCGGCGGACGCTTTGGAGCTTGAAGAACCGAGCGACCAAGCACCCTATAAAACCATTGTCGAATACGAAGCCAAAATCGCTTACGCCGCTGGCCGCGCCCGCGCCGCCCTCTCTACCAAGGGAGAAGGATGATGGCACGTCCGGTTAAGCCAAGTTGCAGAATGGCAGATAGGCCCAGAAACCTACGCCTCCGAGACGCTGCTGATCCGAATGTGACAATGGCGGCGGCGGCAAGTTTTTGGGGTTTGAAAAGCGCCTCTAGCGTTAATCATTGGTGCAAGAGAAATGGCGTCCATTGGGTGACGAAATATGAAACCGCCATACGTGCCGACGAACGCGAACGGTTGGCGAAACTGGCGGAGGGGCGTGATGCCACGGTTTATTGGGACAACGGCGTTGATCAGATTGGCGTAACTATGCTCGACGGTCCAAATGACCTCGCCGCATGGATACGTTCACAAGGAGAACCCAATGACCAAACTTGATGAAGCCGTCCGCGCCGCGATTATAGCAGGCGCGTCGGACGAGGAGCGCGTTGTGAAAGCTGCCATCCAAGCCGCCGTGAAGGTGTTGGTGCCGGGGCCAATGGATATTGTCAGCGAAGCGTGGTCGAGCGATTGGAACGCCTGCCGCCGCGTAACCCTAAATAACGCAGGGATAGAGTAATGTCTTATTGGCTTCACGTGCTGTCGCATTGGTTGGGGTGGAACACCGGCAAAGTGGTTTCCAAACTTGATAGCAACGGCAATGTCTGGATTGCTTTTGAATGCGGAAAATGCGGCAAGGTCAGCGGCGCTCATATTACCAAGCGTGGCAGCGCGTAATTACACCGCCCGCCATTTAAGACCGCGCATTGTAATCATGGTGCGCTTGCCGTTCGGGAAGGTTCCTATCATAGTGCGGGACCAACTCGACGGCCCTCTTGCGTAATCAAGTGTAACGTGTTGCTTGTCACCACCTGTCAGACCGCATTGCCAAGCGCCGTCCATAATCCCCGCAGAGTGTGAGTGTCCTATATTGACCTTCACACCAATCTTTGACAGCGCGCGGATAGCCCCTCTTGATCCGTTCGGGCCTTGGTCGCCATGAAGGCCACATTCAACACCAGCGACAATATGTGAGGCGTCAGGGCGAAGGAAGGCCACATCGTTCGGGCAACCCTCTTTCTGGCAAGCCCACTCCAACAGATTAAAATCAGCACCGGCCTCTATACCCTCTAGCATCGCATCGGCGGCTTGGAGATAGAAGCGGGCGTTCTTAGGGTCTTGTCGCCAATCTGATTCCGCCAGCCAACGGCGCAAATGGTCGTCATGGTTGGAGGCGACAACAACAGACTTCATAAACGAGCGGGAGATTTTGGAAAGAAACGCCGCGTCGGCTTTAACTTCCTCTCTTACATCGTCGGCGTCGGAGTCGTGTAATTCAAATTGTCGGAAAGGGTTTTTACGGTCGTGGTGTGAGCGCGATTTGTGGTCATGTACGTCATGCAAATGTATCTCTGCGGGCTGTAGCGTGTCGATTATCTCACAAAGCGTGTCTTCAATTTCCACATCAAGGTCTGCGACATGAATATCACCGGGCGTCAAAGCCGCAAGGTTACAGCCCTCTACCGCCTCACCGTCAGAAACAGTTATGTTCAAATCGTGGATAAGGCCGGACTCGTCGCCAACGATAGGCCGGACAAACCAATCTCCGTCGCTATCGACCTCCACAAGCATTGCGCCGTAGATATGATGCCAATCGGCTTTCTGGCCGACCTTTGTTTCGGAGTAGTTTCGTTGCGTCACAACGCCTGTTGTATAAAGAATCTTGGCGTGGTCTTCTCGCATAGTGGCGATAGAGCGCATTTCAATTTTCGTCGCCCCGAATACAGCCGAAGCCGATCCGGTAAACGTGTCATAACCTGATAGGGGGGAAGTTGCCGTCGCGGTCATGGGGGCGTCGCCTGCCCATTGAAGGTCGGGGGCTAATTCTACCCGGTCTTCATTGACAAATGGCAACACGCGGGAATCCCATTGAATAGCCTCGTCAGGCCCGCCCTCAATCTCTGTGTCTGAGCCTAGACGACGCCAAGCTGAAAGATTGTAGGCAATCCGCCGAATGTATATCGGGGCGGAATAATACTCGGCCAAAGCCGAAAGGTTTTCCCAAAATGCTTCGTGGACGTTTGTATTGTTGACCGCCGCCGTGAGAATATATCGCGCCACCTTTCCGTCAGGTGGAATATCCATGTATTGAATGTCGCGGGTGTCAATCCGGCCTCCCGTTAATGCGGGAATGGCCTCTTGTGGAACCCAACCCTTTTCTGCGGCTTTTTCGACGCGGCGCTTGTGGGCGTGGCTGGTTTCAAGCGGCTCGCCCCTCGCGGGATTCCAAGGCGGTGCGGGAACTTCTATTCCTTGCTCTTTAGCCTTGGCACACTTGCGCTTTATTGTTGACCGGCAAGAGCCTAATTCTCTGGCCGCAGCAGATATATTGCCGTTAGTTTTATGTAAGGCTTCTACAACTTGCTCTACCGTAAACTCTTTCATGGGAGCCTCCCTGTAGCCCACAACTATATATAGACAAGGGAGAAAAGCAAGGCGCTACTCGTCGGCGTCTTCTTCGGCCCACTCTGCAATGTCAGCAATGCGGCCATCGCAAAGATTGAAAGCCTCTACCCAACGGGCGCGGCTTTCCACTATGTCACCCGTCTCCACCATGAAAACCTCGCTAGGACGCTCACAGGGGGTCAGCAGAGCCTTCGGGGGAGTTAGTCTCACTATTTCCGTTCTCGTCAGCAGGCGGGGCGTTGAGCAACCGCCTAAGAGCATCAGGGACAGGCTGAGACAAATAATCTTCAACATCGGGGTTTTCATTGGAAACTCGCTCTACGTCCGCTCTGTCACGCCGCGCTTGATCACGAATAACTCGTTCGCGTTCATCGGCACGAATGAGAAGCGCATCAAGTCGCGCCGCCTCACCTTGAAGAATGTCGATAGTGGCTTGATTTGCCTCAGCAGTCGTAACGGCCAAATCACGTTCTGCTCTTGCTGTGTCGCGTTCATTTTCCACCCACTGTATACGAAACCACATGGTAGCGGCGACCGCCAGCGCCACGCCACCAATCCAGACCACACCGGGGATTTTGCTAATCAGACTGAGCATCGTTTACGCCCGCGTTCTTGCCCCACTGACGAATCCCAAAAAGAGCCGCCGCGAAGCCAAAGATAGCAACCGCCAAGCCAAGAGCGTATTCTCCCGCCTCTGGTCGCGCGATAAAGACTATCACACAAGCGGGCGCAATCAAGCGCACCATCCAAAGAACGCTATGGGCCAAGCGAGGTCGCCATGTTTCGCGCATTTGTTGGAGATTGCTCATTTCATCACCGCCGTTTTAATGTCCGACACGTCAGAGCGCATCGCTTTAACTTGCTCCTCTAGCCGAGCAATAGCGACTTGGTTTTCTTGCGAGGAGTCTCTTTTTTCCAAAGAGGCCACCCGTCCATGCAGGTGTCCGTAACCAATAGCGCCGCCAATAGCTGCAAGAACGCCGGTAACGCCTACCCAGTCGAGAATTTCAGTCATTGGACCTCCCTCTTGCATGGCCATTATTTTGGATCGTATTCAAAGTGGAAGTGGTTGCTCTCGACAACTACGTCATAGTCTTTGCCAAGGCGGTTACGGCAGGCTTGTGCAATGTGGCGCTTTTCATCGTCGGACCATTGCGCGTAGCCCGGCGCTTCATCGCGCGAACGCGCATCCCACCCTTCGCCTGAATAATGCTTGGAGCCGCGCATGTGGCGTCCATCGTTTAGGCTCGTGACGGTAAAGCGTTTCCCGTAATCACGAAAAACCGCAGCGCAAACCACAAGCCCCCGAATAGTCTCAAGTTTGATGCCTTTAGGCTTAACGCCGCCTTTGAAGGATATATCTATCATTAGACCACGACCGGACGGATATACTCGACACCCAGCCGGGTGCAGTCTGAAATGCCTGTGGACTGCCCCGTAACATCCACAACATCCGAACCCCCTTGCATAGAGGGCCGCAGTCGAACCGTTTGGCCTTTTTCTAAGTTTACTGTGAAGTTAATAGGGAAAAGAAAAGTCGAGCTGATCGAGCTGATAATGGTGTCTGGGTTCATTCGAGCGCATGAATAAAGACTGCCATTAATCTCTAGCCATAGCTCTAGATCAACCTCAGACGAAGTAATCCCTCCGAGCGAAAGGGTGCCGTATATCCGATGAAGACCGTCTGCCTGAGCCGTGAATATGCCTGTGCTGGTGTTGTAACAGTTAGCTTCATTAAATCGCGCTGTGTCACATACGACATAATAGGAGGTTGTAGCGCCTAGGACATTACTTGCCGTTGCTGACAAATAGGCGTCAAAACCGTAACCCGTCCGTGCAAGGTCAGTCTTGGCCATGCCAGCCTGCCCATCCGTTACCCCGAAGAAACGGGTTGCCACATACATTTTATCGTCGTCATAGTAATTGGTGGTTTGGGCTACGTTGCCGCCTGTGCCGCCTGTCAGCGCGTCCGTTCCCGCCGTAAAACTGTTACCGGCGTGCGCCTGCACAGTCACCATACCAACCGCCGCCTCGTCGTCAGGCGTGACGGGACACATAGCAATAGCGTCGTCTTCGCTATCGTAGCCGGAGCCTGAGTTAGTGGCCCACGTTACAACCCGCGTTGGTGTCGCCCCATCTGTTGACAAAAGCGCCACGCCCCATTTACCAGCCGGGAAGGTGGCAGACGTTCCTGTGTCCCATGTTCCAGCAGCAACAGCTGACTTAGTGCTTTCAATGGTAACATCAACAGAGTTAGCCGATTGCACATCGAAGTTTGAAGCGATTGCTAAAGCAGGATCACCGTCAACCAGACGGCAAAGGGAGCCATAGTAGAAAGACTGGTCTTGGTGATTAAGCTCATGTTCAAGACCCTCGGTTGGTGTGACTATATCAGCAAGGATTGTCCCGAGGTTCGACATATCAAAACGGTTGGCCCCAAAGCGGGCGCGCGACCCTGCCGCCGTGACTTTTAGATGGGCATTAGCGTATGTGCTGCCCGCCGTCTCTTGGGAGCCTTCCACCTCACCAAAATCGCAACCATCAAAGTAGGCATCCCCGCCCGAAGCGTTACAAAGAATGGTGGTGTGCTTAGAGTTGCGCGTTGTTATGTCTTCAAAGCGAGCGTTGCGGCATGACCTGTAGCTGATCGCGCCAAGCCCGCTAGAATTGCTATTCTCGCCGCCGTATCCGTCCAAGGTTAGGTTAGAGAAAGCCACATCATCAGCCGGATAAGCCGAGTTGGTGCCAGACAGGTTAATTCCATGCAAACGCAGTGTTGTGTTTACAGCAACGACATTTGCCGTTGAACTGGACGTGCCGCCAGTGATTGTTTCGGCGGCTTGGAATGTGCCAGAGATAGCTTTCAAACGAACGCGATTAAGCGCGTTGTCCGACACAACCACGCCCGTTGCGGACGATGTTCCACCCGTCACAGTCTCGCCTACAGTGAATCCCGCCGAGGGTTGGTTATAGACAAGCGAGCCTTCATCATCATAGCGCACAGCAATACCGTCTGAAACGCGGTGACGCTTGCCTACATCATAATCCGCAGCGGCGGAGGGGGAACTTTTGGTTCCGTCAGTCAATCCAATAGCGTTGGCGGCGTTGCGCGCCACCCAACCGTCAACAACACAATCCTCAGCGCCGTGAATATCAATCGCGGTCCATGTCGGTATGTCTTCAAAATAAGCGCCATTTACAGAGCAGCGCCGGGTTGGTGGGTTAGTGTCTGTATTGGTCGAACTATCCCGCGTCATCGTGATGCCATACATATTATAATATGGAGAATTGCCGGACTGACCCGGCCCAACGTCCAGAACGGTCAGCCCGGCCCAATGGACATCATCATTTGACAGCATGGCTACGCCGTATTTACCGGCGCGCTCTGACTTCATTTGTGTAAATTGGCTATCCGTCAGGTGCTCAAGCCATATATTAGCATAGCCGAATCCAGAGACGTAACAGTTATGCCCTTTCACGTCTCTAATGCGTGTGGTTAGCGTCTTTTTAATCTCTACGCCGTGGTTGAATAGCGCGGGTTGAGAACCGCTATCAAGATCGGCGCGCGTTGGTTGAGAGGGAAACGGCCCTTTCAATCGGACGTTAGTAAGTCCTGCGCCAGAGCCGCTAATCAAAATCCCTGCCGTGTTGCCGCTTTCCATGCAGCGAATATAATTGGCATTGGAAAGCCCATTGATTGTGACGTTAGCGGGAAGGTCCAAGCCATAGCAAAGGTGATACCGGGATAGGTTGAGCGTCCCGCCGCCTGCGGTCGATATGGCGTTTATCGCGTTTTGAATTGCAGTCGTGTCGTTTGTGCCAAAGACCGCCTCTGCGTTGGAAACTGTTGTCCCGGCTGCGGCGGTTACTTCGACTTCACCCGCGCCGGTATAACTGGCAATCGTTGTCGCTAGAAACGCATTGGAGGCACCCGCCCCGCGAATAACAACCTCCTTACCAACATCGCCCGCGACAAACGGATTAGACGCCGATGTTAGGGTGGTGCCGGAAGCTGTAATAGCAGCATCTTGCAACTCAATCAGATCGTTGCCTGCCGCATACATGCCGGAAAAATAATTATGGCCAATCGGAATAAACCCGTTGTCCGCGTAGGCTTTGATCGACTGCTGCGAGGCTAACTTGGTCGCGCTGTCCGAGGCCATAGTGTCTTCATCAAGGAAGGCATCGCCTGAAAGCGTCCCGTTCAAAATAGGGCTTGTCAGCGTCTTGTTGGTGAGCGTCACAGAATTGGTGAGCGTGGCAAAACTGTCGTCGGACAAGGCGGTGTTGAACTCTGCCGTTGTCCCTGTCAGCGTGTTGTTTGCAAGGTCTACCGACTTGTTGGTAAAGGTTTGCGCTTTCGCAATAGCCGCTAGAGTGTCGGTGTCAGCGTCCGGCAAGATAAGCGTGATAGAGCCTGTCGCATTGGCTGCGTCAAACCGAACGCGGTCAGTGCGCGTTGAATTAGAGGACACACCAAACAAATTGTCGGGGAAATACCCGCTTTTGTCGATTGCTGAAACGTCCGTCCCGCCGACCTGCAAGAGAAAGAGCTTGGACGCATCGTCAGACGAATTGTCTGTCACGTTCATCTTGATAGCGTTGAACGTGGTGCCTCCGCTGTTCCATGTGTCGGTGAGGTTATGAATAGGTGTGGTGGTCATTGTAACCCCATCTCGCGTTGTCGCGCTTCACGTTCGGCGCGGTTCGCCGTAACGTCTCTTGGCTCTGTGGTTGCGTAGTTACTCATTGTTGGGTAGGCAGAGCGTTGTGCGATAAGCATCAAATCCCGAATATCATTGCCAAACTCACGGCTGATAATTTCGTCAAACGCCTGTTGCTGGACCCTATCGGCACCCGCTGGGCGAAGCATAGCCAGCCTCATAATTGCGCGGTTTCTTTCTTGCCGACTTCCAGCGTTAAGAACTGAATTTCCGAACTGCGCCACGCCGCGAAGGGCTTCCCTGACGCCCCAATTTACATTCCCAGCGGACGCGGACGCCGCGCCCCCTAAAAGCGTTCTGTTCAGGTTTTGGCCCGCATCAGCGCCTTGAACACGAACGCCGCCACGTGGGTCAATACCCCTCACAGCCGCAAACTCTTGGTTGCTTCTGTTGACTATCTCCATAAACGAATCGAAGTCTTCAGGGGAGTCAAAGAAAACACGCGCTCTATTACGAGCGGCTTCGCTATCAAGAAGGCCCACCGTTGCGTCTGTCCGGTCGCGCCGCCCGCCAACACGGCCTTCCATTGCGGTCAGAAACCCTATACGAGCCTGCTCCCGCTGCGGAGGCGTCATTTCAGCCCACCGAGTTGCCAGTTCTGCCGGGTCTGCCGACAAAGCCTCGCGGCCAAACTCCAAGGCTTCAAGTAGTTGGCTTTCAGACGAGAACTGATTAACGGCGGTTTGATATTCGTCTGGCGTGTTTTGGTATAAACGCCTTTGCATTACGCGCAACTCACGCCGCATCGCGGGCGTAACTGCTGTTGACCCTCTATCGTTTGCCGCGTCTCCCAAATACTTGTAAAGAACGTCAACATCTTGCATTTCAAGTTGGGAGGGGGTGGAGCCACGACTAATTGGCGGACGCCCACGAGCGCGAAGCAACTCATTCGTCCTGTTTATAACGCTGGCCGGAAGGCGGTCCACTATACCTTGAATGTTGCTAACGATTTTTGGGTTAGAAACGACAATGGAGCGCCGCTCTGGCCCTGTGCCAACAAACGTAGCCGCTTCATAGGCCGCGTCCGCCTCCGCCGCTCGCCGCGTAAGGATTTCGTTTCTGCGAACCACGGCGTTTTGCGGAAGGCCAAAAAACCCTCGCGTTTCTTCGGTTAAGCGAGAGCCTTGATTTGCAAGGGTGTCGTCAATAGCGCCAATGGCCTGACCTGTTGCTTGGCCGGAGCCGCGCAGCCCGCCACGAACGGTTGCATAAAATGTTTCGGCATTAGGGAACGCCTCGTATAACCGAGATTCTTCTGCGCCCGAATCTGCCCACCGCCGCATTGCAGCAAGCGCGTCCTCACTAGAATAGCCGTCCGTTTCCAAAGCAGAAAGCATTTCACGAAAAGCCGCGCGCTCCGCAGGAGTTCGCAAACCCCGCCCTGAAAACCTGTCTTTTACAAGGTTTACGGCCTGCCTTCCAGCGCCGACAGCGCCAGCGAAAAGCAAAGGCATACCCGCCCCAGCAGTACCACCAATAGCAGCGCCCGTTAGCGCGCCGCCCACACGGTCTTCGTTGCCATACCCGTAGCCCGCAACAGCGCCGAAAGCAGCGCCCGTCCTTGCGCCTTGACCGACAGCTTGGGCCAACGTCTTCGTCGGGCCTCCACCAATAAGCATACTGGGAACGGAGGCTCCCATGTCCGCAGAAGCCGACCCAAGCGGGTCAGATTGCCGCTCTTGCGTAAGCCGCGTATTGTATTCTTGGGAAACCATCGCCGGGTCAAGCTGGCCCTCACCGGGGCTTCCAATTCCAACGCGGTCGTAAAGGTTTTCTACACGTGCGCCAAGCCCCGCGACTTCATCCCCAAAACCGAAGGCGCGCGGCTGCCCGGCACCAAAGTAAGAAGACGGGCTTGTAAGCAGGCTGGGGTAAACGTCCATGCGACCGACATAATCCCTAGAGCGAGCGCGGCGCTCAAGGTGTTGCCGCGCCTCCTCTTGCGTCATTGGTTGGTCGTCGATGATATACCGGACCTCACCCGTTTGCGGGTTGCGCCGCCTGTCTATGGGAAAACGAAACCACTCACCCGTGTGCGAACGCACCGCCGCCTCTCTGCCGGTTGGGGCCATGCGAACTTCATACGGAGCAGAAGATTCAGGAGCGACATACGAACCTTCATCTTCGTTGGGAAGGGTTGGAAAGTTTTGCGCCATTAGAAGCGTTCCCAAGTGTCGTAATTCGTTTCGTCGCCCTCATTACCGGGGCTGCGGAAATTATTAAAGCGGTTTTCGATTGCCGTAAATTCCGAATAAACCTCCGGCATAAACTGCTCCATTGCTCGCATACGCTCCGAGCGCGCAAAGTGCAATTCACGAGCAAAAGCCTCTGTTTGACTGCGGAGTTGTTCGGGGGGCATATTGTCAGTCAAAAGCGTTTGCATGGCCTCCATAACGCGGATTTCGTTTTGCGTAAGCTGCCCAAAACCAGAACCGCGCTCGCCAATGCTTTGAGCGTATTCCCGCATTGCTTGCAACTGGTCAATAATCTCCTGCGACGTGACGTTTTCAAGAAAAGACCTTACCCGCGATGGGGGCGTTCCCCGAACAAAGGCGAAGTTTGAGGCCAGTCCGCTTGAAAAAGGTCCATAATCCGCAGAGATTTCGTATATCTCGTCTAGAGCCTGTAATTGCCGCATTACGGCTCTGTCCGCGTCAAACGTGTGCCGGGCCATTGTGTTGGCCTGCTCAATACCGATGGCCTCATTGTTCAGGCCGTGAGAAATAGCCAAGCGAGCGTATTCCGGTGAAGCCTCTGTGTTTCCAGACTCACGCGACATTTCAACATAGCGACCAACAGCCGTGTCCATATCAATGACGCGCCGGTCAACCTGTGAAGTAAGCTCGTCCAGAACGTCGCCGCCAACAGTAGGCGTGCCAGAGCCGCCGCCAGAACCATTAGAGCCGCCGCCAATTTGCCGAACGCGAGTATTGTCTTGGGAATCGACATAAGCCTCCCAAACGCCCGCACCAAGGCCCGCCTCTTGCCGCTCCGCGTCCGTTAGAATGCGAATAGGGCGCACGCCAGAATCGCCAGAATGAATTGTTGTCTGCGCGCGGCCAGCCGCCGCTCTCGCCGCTATCCACTGTTGGTATGTGCCTTGATAGCCTTGGTCTTGTGCGTATTCATACTCGCGGATGCTGGAAGTAAGCTCTGCTTCCTCCGGCGCACCGACTCTGCCTTGAATTTCAGCGTAGGCTTGTTGGGGGGCGATCTGGACGCCCCGGCTTGCCGCGACATTAACCGCGTTCGTCACGGCGGTTTCCATGTTTTCAGGATTAGCTTGGACACGGCTCGCTTGCACATCGTAAATATCGGACAAATCAACTTCCGGCCCAGCTTGCGACTGCCGGTGAGCCATGAAGGCGTTAGGGTCGGCTTGTGCTAGGCGCTGTTCTTCACGAGAGCGTTGTTCGGGCGTTAAGCCTTGTTGTGTCACGCGCTCTTGTGTGAAGGGCGTCGAGCCTGCACCGAATGAAGTCGAGTCGTTAGCTCGCTCTATGCGTTGGTTTGGGCCTTGCAATCGGGCAAAGGCATCCCGCGCCTGCGCTTGACGCTGACGTTCTGCTTGTGCAGCGGCCATTTCAGCGCGCATAGCAGATTCTTGTAAACGCTGATTGCGCGCTCCACGGTAGGAACCAAAGAACGCCGCGCCAACATCAGGGAATACTGAAATCTGTCCGACCATTAGAACATGCCCCCGATACCTTTAGCGACGCCGCCCCAATCAACTCCGCCCAAGGCGTTGCCCCAAATGCCCGCCTGAGCGTTGGCATTGTTGCCGATGATATTGGCTTGGTTCGCACCGGATTGCCCATAAGCACCCATCAAATTGCCATACATACCAGACTGTGCGCCCGCGTAAGGGTTTTGTGCGGTTTGAGCCAAGCCCGCAATGCCGGAAAGACGGTTGTAATAGTTTCCGTATTCTCCGGCAGCAAGGTTTTGACCGAACTCTGTAATACCGCGAAGCTGTGCGCCGGACATAAGCATGCCGCGAGACGCGGCTGAACTGTCCATTGCACGAATACCCTCATTCATACGGAAATCGTAATCAGGGGATTGATAGAAGCGATTCATTGCTTCTTCGCGGCGTTGGTCGTCTATCTCTTGTTGCGTCGGGGTGTAGGTTTGAACGCCGCCCGATTCATTGGGGAGAATAGCGCCGCCCGGTAGGGTCGCTCCTCCTCCGCCAGTGTTAGTTGCGCCGCCGCCGTCAGGATTAAAGCCCTCCCAAGGATTACCCCCACCCGCAGGCCCATTAGAGCCGGGGTATCCGCCGTTGCTTACGTTCCAATAATCTTCTGTGTTGTTGCCGCCACCGCCCCAGCCGGGGTTGCCGCCGAAGTATCTACTGGTCATTACATAATCCCCGGTGGTGTCGCGTTGCCATACATGCCCGGCCATTGCCCGTTAGGGTTTGTAACCATTCCGCGTAAGTAGGCTTGGTAAGATTCAGGGGAACCGCCCCAATTACCGTACTGTTGAATGCCGTTGCCCTGCTGTGCGTGGACAGGAGCGCCGGGATAAAACGCCTCTCCACCACCCAAAGAGCCGTCCGTGGCGGGTGCGTAAATATCACCCAGCCCGTAAAGGTCGGTTAGCTGCTGCAAGGCCGCATTGCCTGCGCGCTGACGTGGGTATTGAGAGGCTTGTTGGTCGGCGTAATAGCGGTCCTGTTGCGCCATCGCCTCGCGGGCAAGGCGTTCCTGAGAAGCCAAAGACTCCCGGTTGGACGCGAGTTGTGCGTTTGTCGCTTTCTTTTGCGAGTTGGAGCCGAATAGACCCCCAAGTAGGCTGGCACCAGCCCCGATAAGTGCACCCCAAGGCATCAGGGATTCTCCTCGTTGTATCGCGCCCCAAAGAGCGCAAATTCTGTTTTGTCGGAAAATTCAATCTTGAAAACGCGCCCCGGTGGGGTCATGCGCCCAAGGTGTGCGGTCGTCGCCCGCGTCGTGTATTCGCCAGAAGCGCCAAGGCTCAAAGTCCGCGCTTGGCTTGTCTGGTAATCGCGCCCTAAATTGTCGGACCACGTAAGAGTCATAACAGGGTTAGCGTCGTCTGCATTACCTACGCCGCGTGTCGCGTCTACCGTGAAATTGAAGCAGGGGGCGTATTGGCGGGTGGGAGCAAAAATCGTGGCGACATGATTCAACTCGAATTTACTTGCTGCGTCTACACTTTGCTCGTAATATACGTCCGTGTCAAGTCTATGGATTGCGGCGTCGTAACGATTGCCGACATAGTGGTTGTTGTTCCACCAAACATAATTCCAAGGAACATAGCCGGGACGGACGGCAAACGGGACAAGCCCTTGGCCTCCGCCGCCTGTTGTTTCCGCTGAACTCAATCGCTCGTGCCACTCTCCGGTCGTTGTGTCGTAAACAAAAGCCCCGACTTCGGCGCTAGGCTCTGCGACATTAAACACGACAAACTGGTGGCCGTCCTCTACATAAGAGAAGGCCGAAACAACTGCGGCGTTAATGTTCTGCAAATGTTCCGAAATAGCAGGTGTAGAAATAGGAACCGCGCTCGCCCCCTCTGCGCGGTAAACAACGCGGTCCTCGCCCATCCAGAATAGAGACTGCCCTACGCGGGTATGCGCCCAAGGGCCGATAATACCCTTGTCGATAATACCACCGGGGCGAAGCTGGAACGGCAAATCAGCGCGTCCAGTCGGTTGCCATATCTCGATATTGTCTTTCTCGAAAAGCCACAAATCCCCTCGAAACTCTGTTCCTGCCCGAAGGTTGGAGCCTTTGCGCTCCGCCGTGGCGAAGTTAAGAGCGTCGATATTCGCGCCGTCAAGCGTTTCTGACCACCAAAACTGGTCGTCGTCGTTCGGAATGAAAACAAACCGGCCCGCCAAATAAACAACATTGACGTAATTCAAATTACCCAAATCATTGTCGAAGGCGTAGAGGTCGTAGAGGTCGGTTCCGTCATAGATATAAACTTTACCGCCGCTCGTAAACGCCATTTCTTGAATAGGAGCAAACGCCATCGTTACGGGCAGCGAGTCGTTAGCTACGTTTTGACCAGACGTGCCTTGCGTAGTTGTGATGTTGGAGCCGACCGTTCCTGCAAGATTAATGCGCTTGAACTGGTTATCGTAGACAACAAACATATCATTGCTGAACTGGTCAACAGACGTGCCTAACCCTCGCGTAATCGTTCCCGACAAATCCTTGTAGGTTGTCAGGCCGGGCGTCCGCATTAAGATAAACTGCCGGTCAGGCATGTTCGGCACAGCCTCTGGAAAGAGGTTGATCAGCTCGCGCGGAGGCACACCAACCGTTTCTCTCTCATAAAAGCCGGGACCGAACGCAATATCAGGCATTAGGGTTGCGTCCGTTCTGTAACAGAAAGCCGGTATGTCAGGCCAGAAGATGTGGTTGTTGCAAAGTAGATCGTCTCACCAGCCGCAAGTGTGTGGTTAGACACGCTGGGCGACACCCAATCGTCTGCCGGGACCGTAAGGCTCGGGATGATGGTTGACGCGGCGGTGTTTGCACCAAAGCGAAGCGCGGTAATCTGGTGGTCCGTTGTGCTTTCATTGGTGAAGGTGATTTTATCTACCTTGGCAACAAAGCCGGTCGGAACCGTGTAATACAGCGTGGAGGCCGTCGCTCCAATCGCGCCGTTTTCTTTTTTTGATCTAACTGCCATGATGTTTTCCTATTATGATTCCGAGAATCCGAAGGCGGACGTAAAATCAATGCGGCAAGTAACACCCGCGATGCCGACATTGGCCGATGTGGCCGACCCGCTTCCGATTTTCATCCAAAGAACAATCCAGCTTGAAGACGTGGGATACGTCACCGTCCCGCTGCGCCATGTGTAAAAGTCAGACGAGGGCGTCCAGACCGAAACATTGCCGTTACCCGCAGAGTCTACGATATAATTTCCGCCATCCAAGATTACGTCGATTACGCCGCTGTCTACCGTTGTTCCGTCCGCAAACGTCCCTTCCTCGCCGTTTTCGTGAATCTTCATATACCAATTAATCGTTCCGGTATTGTTGGCGGCAAGGTTCGGGAGAATGCTGGGGTCGCGGTCTGACGCCTCTAGTGTGACGCGAGAGCCGTCAAGATACCACTGGTTAGTGCGGAGCGTGGCCCCCACCTGCAACTTCATTATTTGCGTCTCGGTCGTTCCAAATGTCTCGTTCTGATAAACTTCCGTTGCGCCTGTAATGGTTTTTAGCTTGTCAGGCGAAATGTTGGCGTTGTTAACAATGTCCTCGTTTGTCACCACATCAATGCCGCGTGAAGCGGTGAATACCTGCTCCTCAAGCGACCTTAACCCAAACTGGATAGCATCTATTTGACCGGAAACGTCCGCGTTCTCCTGAATAGTCGGGAGGCTTTCAATAGCAGCAAGGCGGCTTTGCAGGTCGTCAATGGCTGCGTCTATGGATCGGTCCTGTTGTATTAATTGTTCCAATGACTCTAGCCTCTCACCCGCTGTCGCAATCGCGCTTTGCAGGTCTGCTATCTGTGCGTCGTTGGCAAACGTCTCGTCCTCAAAACCGCCCGACCGCTCCCATAGCGTTTCAAGGAATCGACGGTATTGCTCATTGAGAATGACGGGCCGACCTTGTGAGTCCGTCCCTATGGTTTCTTGTATCTGCGGTATGGCAGAGGATATTTCACCGCGAAGGGGCATTTACCGCCTCCAGTCAACCATGAAAGTCGTTGACACAGGCTCTTTATCGAAAGACGTGCTTTCCATTAGCTTTTGACCAGCGACCGATTGTAGGCGCTGCATCATCAGGCCATCGGCAGGGTAGTAGACAGGGGCCAAGCGCGCCGCCAAGCCATACTTCAATGTCTCAAACCACTCTTGCGGATAGTCAGGCTCGTCAGCGTCAGCGTCGAAGTCTTCAATAGCGCGTTGATAGGTATAAACCAGCGTTCCAGAGCCGCCAGACGCCAAGACAGGCCAGATATACAGCTTTGCCGGGTCGCGTTGCGGGTCGTAATTGAACAACGTCGCTTCGCCGGTAGAGTCCTTGTCGGGGAGATTGTCGTATTCGTCGCGGGAGATATGCGTCATAGGGCGCTCATTGCCTGACGAGTCCAGATAGCGCATATTCTCAATACGAAGGGGCCGGTAGGTTTTATCGCCGCCCGTCCCGAACTGATACGGGTTAGCATCGGTTCCTTGCGCGGCAACCATAGTCAACGTGTCGCGTGAGCGGCGGAACAGGTTATACCCCTGCACCTGCCAGTGCTTAATCATGTCGTTCAGAACACGATTGGCGTGAATGTATTTGCTGTCGGTGTTCGCAATCGTCTCGTCAATCGCAAGAACATGACACTCAATGAGAGCATCGTGGATGATATTGTCGCGGTCGGTTGCGTGATTCGTAGAGCCTGATGTAGCCATTATTGATACAACGCAAATGCGCCTACCGTGTAGGTAACGGTGACTGGTGTTGGGGAGAGGATTTCAAGTTCAATGTAGCGAAGCGTCTGACCGATAGAAAAACGGGTCGAGCTTCCACTTACAAGATTCTCAAGCATGTCTTGCGTGACGCCATCGGCCATAACCGTAAATGCGTCGCCATCCTTTGCATAAGATATACGCAAATTATCGCGTTGCGTCAAATCATCAATGGTTAGCGTGAGGTCTAGGAAGCTGACGTATTTGTCGGACCCTAAATCGCCGCCATAAAGCGTAATGCGGGTGTCGGTGACGGTGTATTCCTGCCCAATGGTGGAATTAGCACCCTCACGCAAAGTTAACTCGTTGCCGTCGCGGTCGGTGACAATCTCACCATCGCGCTCTGATACAAGGTCAAAGTCAGCTTGAAACGACAAAGCGGAGAGAAGGTCGGGCCGTGGGCGGGCATCCCTGACCGCGTAATCGTCCACCACGCCGCGAACATACTCTTGGGGGTGCCGAGGCTCCCACTCGTGCTTGGCGACCTTGAGGCCGGTCCATTCCGTCTTTATGTCGCTATTGAGAAAAGCCTGACCAGAGCGATCAGATGTCATTTTCCACTGACCGTGAGAATAACCAGACGGGCGGTGTGTTCTTTTCTTGGATTTACTGCCCGTTATACGCATGGATCACCTAATATGTTGGGTTATACCCTCGGCGCGGCCCTTGTTGCGGAGGTGGGGCTGGCTGCAACATCTGAACGATTTGCGCCATGCCTTCGGGGTCTTGCTCGGCAAATTGTTGTATCATCGCCATTACCCGTTGACGGGTGCGGGCTTGTTGGTCGGCTACGTTCCCTTCTCGGGGAGGGGCGGCTTGAGCAACGCCTTGTGGGTTGACCGCCTGACGCGGGCCTCCCGATTGCTCCATGTAAAGGCTGCTATTGCCCATTAAACCACTCATGTCTCAGTCTCCGTATTGCGGGTGTCCATGTCGTAGATGCAAGAATAAGACACGCTTGCGATAAGCCCGCCGCCTCTAACAATGTCTTCTGTGGCACCCATTGATTCCCGCATTTGCTCTTGGCACTCAATGAGAGAGGGGAAAGTTAAATTATACTGCATCGTGCGGGTTTGGAGGTCGCCCTCTGCGTCGAAGAATGCTAGAACTAGAAAGAGCTTAAACATCTGGAAGCCTTGTTAAGAAGAAGCAAGCGCCAAGTGTCCATTCATCCAAGCCGACACGTCAGTGTTCGTGGAGCTTGAGAGAGCCTGAATACGAACATCTGCGTTGGCTGGAACGATGAATGGGGGGTTGACTGTGACAAAAGCAGGGGGGGAGCCAGCGCCCGTAGAGCCCGTTAACTGCGTCCTAAAGACACCCCCTGCACCCTTAACCTGCACACGGAACGTCACCGTCGCGGCGGTCTTCTTGTCCACAGACCCAAAGAACTGCGTGATCACCCAGTAGTCGTCCTTTGATATTGACGTTGATGCCTTTAACGACTGCTGATCACTAGCGGGCGCTTGTAGGTGAATTTTTGCCGCCGTGTCAGGAACGCCGTCTGTGTAAGTGTCAGATCGGCATACATAGACTGTGCCGGAGAACTCTGTGCTGTCAGAGTTGTAGGCCCTTGTGGCGCGGGCCAGTGGTGTTGTTAGGGTTGCCGCAGTCTGTCCAGTTAGCGCGATTGTTTGGGTAACAAACGTCAACTCCGTCCCTGAAATGGTATGGCCTTCAACTGTAATAGTTTGGTCGTCGCCGTTATCAGACGAAATCACACTGTTAATAGTATTGCCGGTCTGGTAGGTTTCGTTGCTGCCTTGGTTCTGGACGGTCTCGTAGACTGAGTTAGAGACGGTAGCTTTGCCAAACTTCAAAAGAGACTTGGGCTTGATTGTGCAGGTAGCGCCGTAGGTCGAAGCTATTTCGTTTAGGGCGTGTTGGAGGCGAGGCTCTGTAGTCATTTATTTCACCAAGTGGAACACGAGGGTGTAGATGTCGTTTGCGTCAAGGGTAGAGGTAACGGTAATGTCGCCGGTCGGTGCGGTGGCGTTATTCTTCAACCCGCCAATATCTTTCCAATCCAGCGTTCCGGCGTCGTCAGAAGGAATTGTGCAAAGGATAGCGTCACTAGAGCCATCCCATTCAATGACGAGAGAGTTTGCGCTTGTGGTTGAATAATCAATCCGGTCGCAGCGAACGGAGCCATCAACCGCAATACCAAGAGCAGACGCATCAACTTTGACAACATCGGACTCGTCGGTTCCGTCAGAAGTGAGGGTGACTTTGACGACGCAATTACGCGCACCGTTCAGCAATGTTTGTGTAGAGGCTACGTTAGCCATAGAATGCTCCTGAAAAGAAAAAGAGGCGGGGGCCGGAGCCCCCGCACCTAGTTAAGAAGCCGCAGTAATCTGGGCATCCTCCAAAGCCTGCTCAAGAGCATTGACCTTGGTTTGCAACTCTTTCAGTTGCAGGTTTGTGGCGGTAATGGCGGTATTAACCGCCGTATTAACCGCTGAATCGGTGTAGGTGTCGCTCGTGGACAGGGCGATAGCCGCCACGTCCGCAAGCGTTCCATCAACAGTGCCGGTAAGAGAACCAGCAAGTTGGCCGATATTAGCAATCCGAGCGTCCGAAGAATTAAGAATCGGAGCGTAGATACCGTTGGGGAAGTTGGTTGGTTTAACCATCGTAGTCTCCTAAGAGTTGCGTGGGGGCCGAAGCCCCCACTGTGATGGCTAGGCAGCGCCTTCCGAAGCGTAAGCACAACGCCAATCAACGAAGTCAAACACGTAACGCTCGACCGCAGAGGCCAAAGCGTTCTTCGTATTGAAGTCGTTGTCTTTGTCGAACTCAAGCGCCATACGTTCCTGATGAATCAGGCCCGTTCCACTTGGAACATCGTTCAGGATGAAGAATGCGTCGAGGTCGGTGAGGTAGTGGTTTACCACATAACCTTCCGGCAGCATTCCTTTAGAACGAAGGGCGTTCGTTGCGTTGTTCGCCGTGTCATTCTGCAAGGTCGAGTTCAGGATGCGCTCAGCATTGAACTGTTCGTTTGGAGTAATGACCAGCTTGCGCGGCATTAGCTTGATCTGGAAGCCACGGTCGTCCTTGGCGTTACCAATCTGGATAAGCAAGTCTTCCAGAGAGGCTTCGGAAAGGTCGGCCCCGGCGCTCAGTTCGTTCGACTGGTTGCCTGCGTACATGGTTGGGTGATCGGTAGCAAAAAACTCTTTGCCATCGCCGCCCGCATAAGACGAGTTGAAGCCACGGTTGAAGATATTCGCACCGTTGATTTCTTTCGTCTGACGGAAAGAGTCAGCCAACCGGCCAGAACGGGCTTGCGCCAATTCTGCATACTGGTTGTCTGCGAGTTCTTCCATCGACACAGCGTAGCCAAGTGCGTAGGTTACGTTGCGCGAACGCTGGACGAAACCCTGTTGGTCCACATCATACGAGATAGCGGAGCCTTGACCCTTTTCAGCGGCAAGACCGTAACCAACAGACTGCACACGCTCCTCGTAAGCCTTGTCAGAAGACACGGTTTCAAAGAGCTCTGCACACTCAAGAGGGTGGCGCTCATACTGAGTATGAAACCACTTCTTGATGCCGGGCCATAACGCCTTTGGGTGATTGCTCGTTGTGATAACAGCCATGAGTAATCTCCTTTAGACGCCAGCCGTTGCGCTGTTGTATTGGTGCTTGGAAATACGCACCTTCCAGACAGCGTTGGTTCCGACTTCGTTGTCGGGGGATTGATGAAGACCGACAACCTTCACATTCGTAAGGCCAACGTCAGTGCTGACCGCAGAGGAATCAATTTCGGAGCCGGAGATACCGGAGGTCGTGCTGCCAGCAGCAAGAACCAAACGGAAGTTGTTACCAACACCTGCAACGCCAAGATTACCATCCTCTTGAGCGAGGAAGACCTCATCGGGGTTGTCAGCGACGATAGCATACACGCCAGAGCCGGGTGTGGCGGCGGCGTATTTGGTATCGCCTTGCAGTTGGGTTCCCTCTTTCGAGGAAGCGAAGCCAACAACAACACCCACGATAGGCAGGTTGTTTGCGGTGGTTGTGGCTGCGACCGTGGTGAGACGGACTTCGGGAATACCGTTGGCGTCCGCAGTTCCAGTCAGTGTGACCGGATCGTAAAGGTAAATGGCAGAAGCGCCCGTAGCATCTACAGAATAGATGTTCGTTTGCTTATCAGAACCAAGACCCATCGGGCGAAGACCAAAGGCAGCATCAGCATTAGCCATGTTGCTACTCCATTATGGCATTTTGTTTTGAATGTCGGGGAGATACGAATTATCGCCACGATTCATTTTGCTGTTCGAACCGTCCTTGATAGCTTCCATTTGAACGTCCAGCCTTTTTTGTTTGGCGTCAAAATCTTGCTTATAAAGGTCGGTTGGCATCAGCATTGCATACGCTCGGACACTCTCGCCCCGCGTATTTGTGTCTGCATGTTCTACAAAGACCGCGCCTTCGCGTTCGTCTTCTTCTCGGATAACGCCGTTGCTGTCTTTAACGGCAAAGCGCCAACCTGCTTCAATAGCGCGCTGGATGCGGCCCGGACTATCGTTGAACCAATAAGCCTTAAAGCCTTCCGGTGCGTCGAAGTGAAGACGAGCCTCTAAACCCGTCATGGGCTTACGGTTCGCGGCTGCGCGGTAATCTATTTTCGAGGGGTTCTTAGGTTCGTTCGGCTGCGCGGCTTGTTCTGCTTGCGGAGCCTGCGGCGAAGCCGCTTTTCTTGGTCTAGCCATATCTTTACCTATTTTCTGTTAGTTGTCAAATCAGGAGTTGTTGCGTGAGTATTCGCGCGCATATTCAAGACGGCCTTCTGGCGTGTCCTGATATATTTTCCGGCGCGCAAGGTCTTGAAAGCCCTTTTTCGCGTCTTGCGGCAAAGCATCGTAGGATGCTGACTTTTTGCGAGGGGAGGCAGACGAGCGGGCGTTGGTTGGTGATTGGTAATTGGTTGTTTTCGCGCGGTCGCCGGGGAAGAATTGATTTACCTTTGCCGCGACTTGGTTGAACACTTGACGCCGCAATTCCGGCTGTAACTCCAACGGGTTTGAAACGCCAAGGCGTTGATATTCCTGACTCGCGATGAAGTTGGCATATTCAAACCGAGGAGCGGTTTCAACGTCGCCCTTCATGCCGGTTTCAAACCAAGGGTTTTGAGCGGTGAACTCTCGAAACACAGGGTCGGCGGCGACTTGCTGGACATGCTCTTGTTGTTCGCGCTGCGGGTCTTGTTGTTCCTGCGGGCGGGAAAGGTGTTGTTCAATCTCTTGGTTTACAGCGTCATATTCACGCTTGTCGCCAATATCGAACGCCTTATCGCGTTTAGCCTTTAGCGCGGCAATAGATTGCGTGTCTTGCTCCTGAAACCTGTCCATGACCTCACGGCGGAGGCGTTGAAGCTCCTGCTCGGCCCGTTCGGCGCGGGTTTGTATTTCCGGCAGTTGTTCAATGCGCTTGGAGTGGATGCCAAGGTATTTCTCGGCAGACATATAATTGGTAGTGTCGCCTTTCCACTCGGTCGGCTCTTTCCAGCCTAGAGCCTTGGCAAGACGAACTTGCTCAGGGTCTTCTCGTGGCCGCTGCGGAATCTGTGGCTCACCAAACTCCTCGTCGTCGCCGTCTTCTTCGAGGTCTTCAATCTCCTCTTGTTCGGGCGCGATTTCCTGCTCTACAACTTCGCCTTCCGGCTCTGCGTATTCTTCAACAACATCAGTCATTTACAACTCCAAGGATTTCTGAATCTTGCAGGATCAGGTATCTGTTCCCGTCTTTCTCTGCGACTTGCTGGCCGTTATACTCACGGAAGGACACGACATCGCCCACCTTTGGGGCGTCTCGGTCTTCGAAGTATTCAGGCGAGCCGGGCGTTCCCATCGTGAAGGCTAGAGCGCCAAGCTCTACGACAACGGCTTGGGATTGCCGCCATTGTTCTTTTTCTATGATTTCATCAGGGAGAAGAACGCTCCCTTTCTTGGTTTCGACCTTTTCCGGCCTCACCAATACGCTGTAGCGTGTCGGGCGAAAGCCCGCCTCATTCGTCTTCATCCAAAAACTCTCCGTTTTCTATTGAGTCTATTGCTGCGTCGAACGCCTTGTATTCCAAGGCGGTATTCAGCATACCGCGCGATTCCGCTGTTAACGGGTCGTTAATGATATGCTCGCCCAAAAGGGACTTTCTTTGCTCATTAACCTTGCGTAAGGCTTTGAGGATTTGCTTGGTTTGGGGGGCTTGCTGCCATTCCTTGAGGTCCGCTAAGTTGAGGGCCATTGAATTGCTCCGCTAGTTGTGTGAGTTGGGAAATGTAGCCTTCAAGTTGGATACCTTCTTCGGTCTCCTCGGCCTTGGCGATATTGAGAACGGCGCGAGATTTAATCTCAATCGTCTCAACAAGGGTTTTCATGGCTTCGATTTGCTTGGCTTGCGAATCCGTCTCAGCGCGCATCTTGTCGGTTTCGGCGCGCATCAAGCCCGCTTGTTCCTTGAAGTCAGGCTGTGGTGGTTTCTGCTCTGCAAGATATTCTTTCGGGTCTTCAATGCCCGACGCCTCTAGGACCGTCATAAGAACCTTTTGAGGGTTAAGCATTGGGCCGAACTGCCCCATCATTTGCATGAGAGTTTGCGCTTGAAGGGCTTTTTGCCCACGCGCCGCCATTGTCGGATCGGTAACGGGCGTTACGTCAACGCTCTCCACATCGTAATCATCGACTTTGATTTGCTTTTCGGAGTCGAGAAATGTGGAGTATTGTTCAGTGTTCAGCGTGAGCGAGTTCAGACGGAACAGCATTTTCAACTCACGGCGCAATGAGCGATGCACCCGCTTGAAGATAGAGTTAAACTGGACTGTGCCTTGCTCAATAAGCTGTTGCAGCGCCATAGGCTGCACGTTGCTTTCCGTTTGCCCCATCATGGCGTCTTTGACGGATGCAATGTCGTTGCCGGAATCAATAATCATGCCCAGCAGGCTGAAAAGAACAGGTGACGGGCCGGGGAATTGGAGCTGGTAGAGGTTTTCGCGGATATTGCCGCCCGTTGCATCAACCTGTTTGAACTCGCCGGGCTTGAACCGAAAGTCGCCACCGCGAACGCGAAGGCCAGAAGCAATGAAACCCATCGGGGTGTTTTGCAAATGGGCCGCGTCGTTGATCTGGTTTAGCGTGGTGTTAATCTGCTCATTAAGCGGGCCAAGCAACCAGCCAAGGCCAATGCCATAGAGTCCATTCTCAGGGTTGGGGAGAAAGTCGTATTGGGTGTAGGGCGGGTAGCAGGGGATTGCCGCGATTTCGCCCATCTGGTTTTGTTCAATGTCCTGCTCCGTAAAGTGCGGAATAATCTGGAACACCTTGCCATCATCTTCGCGGAAGAACACGACATACGGTTCAGGGTAGCCGTCGCCGTCTAGGTCGAGGCGAACGTATTGCTCAATGAAGGCAAGCGGCGCTTGGTCGTTTTCCATGTCGGTGGATGATTGAAGGTCGTCTTCAAGAGAATCGCCTTCATAATACCACTCGCCGCGCCGGACCTTTTCGATAACTTGGTGTGGGTGTAGGTGGAACCGCTCAGAAACGCGCCCTGCGCTATCAAGGCTCTCCGCGTCCATATTTACGATAAGGTTGGACGCCGGGATAAATCGTGAGCGTGGGCGGTCCTTCTGAACGTCATACCAGAGCTTGCGGAAGGCTGTGCCAGCAACGGCGAGATAGTGCAGCATCTTGTCGGTGTCGGGCTCCCACTCCTCCATCTCCTCTAATAGCTGATATGACATATGCTCACCGACACGAGAGGCTTTGCCTGCTTTCGCGCCGGGCGGGGATATTTCATTGGCTTGGGGTTGGCCTTTTTGGTCAACGCCCATAACCTCGTAAACGCCGCTGTCGTCGCCATTGACTTTACACCGAACGAGATTTGCGCCGGGAATGATTGCGGGAAGCGCGCGGGCGGCGAACTGGTTGGCCCCGGTCGTAATCAGCGGGTAGATAATGTTGGATGCGCCTTCAAACGGGTATGATTTCTCGTCCGTCTTTTGCATAGCAAGGGCGAGCGCCTTATCGTGGCGGTCTATCCATTGCTCGCGCGATTCCTCGTCAATCTTGACGCCGCGTTGGCAGTCCTGACCGATTTTCTGAGCGATGCCATCTTCAAGGATTTCGCAGAGATTCGGGCTGTTGAGAATGTCGTCAAGGGTAAGGTTGGTATCGTAATCCATATCAATATCCTGTTGTGTTGTTTCTGCCCATATCGGACGTGTAGCTGTCGTGAAGGCGGACGTTGGCCATGATGTCTTCGTCCAGAAGCCAATCAGCCTCGGTTTCGGGTGTTAAAGTGAATGTGAGAGACAGCGCATCGGCAATATCGGGGGAGTCCTCGCCGCGACGCTTCATATCCACCTTGCGCTCAAGGCGTATCTGTCCAAGGTCAGTGATGGAGTATTCAGGGGCGACCAATTCCTTGCGAAGCTGCTCGTTATGTGGGAGGTCGGCGCGCTCAAGCCACTCTTTCATGCGGCCCCATAATTCGTCGCGCAAAAAACGGTAATGCTTCGGGTTGTGAGGGCGACGCCCAACATTCACGCCGATAGCGCGCGTATCGAAGCGGCGAACAATATCCAGCACACCGCCGCCAACGCCGACTTCATCAACGTAAGCCATAACAATGTCTTTATTGGTGCGAAGGATGCCGACAACCTGCTCGGCTAGTTCTTGGACGTTCAAGCCCTCAAAGCTCTCGACATGGGGTACTTTCGGGCCGCGCCGTAGCAGGATGCACGATTTATCGTCACCAAAGCGGGCAACATCAACGCCCATGATAAGAGGGTAGCCCGACACTTCTTCGCGGCTGATTACCCGCTCAATGGCTTCTGAGACGGTTTCAGGCGATATAAACTGTGTCGCACCGTGGCGAGGGAACAAACCACGAACGCGGCGGCGCACAATGTCGCTATCCTCGCCGTAGACCTCCACCATATCCTCAAAGTATTTCTTGTTGGACGCGGCCTTGGCTGTGCGGGAGTCAATGTTGCGTGTGTTCCACAAGGTTTTCTTTTTGCCGTGGAAGCACTCATAAAAGCCACCAGAGGGGCGAAGCGGGTTTCCAAAGGCTAGGTGAATTGCGCCTGCGGTTGTCTGATAGCCTAGAGCGGCCTCCCAAATGCTTTGCGGGACACCAGAGGCTTCGTCCATAATCAGGACGTTGTGGTCAGCGTGGACACCAGCAAAGGCGTCGGGGTTGTTTTCGGACCACGGAATAGCCTCTGCGCGCCAGTTTGTCGGGTGCGAGACGTGGTAGAAGCTGGTTTTCTCCCATACAAACCAGTCTTTGTGGAACATGCGGGTGTGCCATAGGGCCAATTCACGCCATGTGGTCGAGTTAAGCTGCATTTCGGTGTTGGCGGTAACGCGGATACGGACATTCTGCCGGACGGTCATAAACCACAGCACAATAATGGCGATCAGGGCGGATTTACCAATACCGTTACCAGAGGCGACCGCCATAAGAACGGATTCATTCGTAACGCGGCTTCCTTTTATCTTGTCGGCCATGTCGTTTAGGAATGATTGTTGCCATTCGTCCAGACCATCCCACTCGGCAAGCGGGCCTTTCTCCACGCCCCAAGGAAACGCCTCGTGAGCAAACTTTACAGGGTCGTCATACCAAGACGCCAATTTTTCCAAAACATAATCATTGACGGTGTTAGACATGGGGGTTATTCTCGTTTACTGATTATGGAGAGAGAGAAAATGACTGACAAACGAGACTTGGAACACATAGACCGGCTTATCCATGAAGCGATGGCGGACGACAGGATTGTTGCTGCTCGTTGGCTTCGTGAGAGGCGGAAGGCGTTAGAGAAAAAGGGGGGCGACAAATGAGTGAGCCTCTATTCGACCCGTTCAAGGTTAATCCGTTTCAGGAGACGTTGACACAGTTAGCTACTCGGTTAGCTGGTGAGGCCGAAATGCCTGTCGAGGTAATCCGGTCGGGAACCAAGGGCATTGGTAAGCGCGGCGCTATAAAGCGTGATGCGTTGGCCGTTCGGATTATCGAATTGCGAGAGCGGTTTTGCTATGAGGCGTATGCGTCGGGGCGATATTCGCTCGCGCAGCTAGGTCGGTTCTGTAAATTGGGCCGTTCGGCTCGTTGTCAGGTGCATAGGCGCGTTCATAGCTATGCAAAACGTAAGGGGTTGCGTGTTCCTCATATCAAGGATAACCGCCGCCAGAATCTTGCCTCTCGGAAGGTCGAGTTTGTCGATGTTGCCGATGTGGCGTATTACTAGGACAAAAACATGAAAAAGATTGCTATTTGCACCCCGATTGGGCGCGCTGCCGTCCCTTATTACTCAAATTCTCTGCAAACGACGATGTTTCAGTGCCGAGAGGGCTATCAGATTGGCCCTGTGCAGGACGTAGGCCACGCAAACACGCCGCGTATCCGCAATGTGCTTGTTCAAATGGCTTTGGATGCTGGTTTTGACACGATTGTCTTCATTGACGACGATATTTCGTGGGAACCGGACGTTTTTTGGTCGGTTATTGAAGATCCAGCCCCAATTTGCGGTGTTGCTCCTCGTCGCCGCAATAATGACATCAACAGGCTTGAGTTTTGCTGTAATCCGCGTGAGAAAATCGGGGATGGGCGCTGGCATGGCAAGGTTGCGACCGCATTCCTGAAAATCGAAGCGTCTGTTTTTCGAGATTTGGAACCGCACACGGACTGGTTTCATTATGCCCCGTTAAAATCAGAGGCTAACCCAGAAGGGGTTGTGCGGGCTTGGTTTGACTATGACATAGGTTCCAATGGCGACGGAACGCGCGGATATATCGGTGAGGATTACTGGTTTTGCAATTTTGCCACCGAACACGGCATTGAGCCGGTTATTCGCACTGATCTAGGTGTCGCACATTGGCACGTATTGCCTCTTACGGGCGTTGTGGATGATTATAGGGAGGATTAATCGACCGCCTTTTTCCTCTGATTGCGCGCGGCTGCATTTGCGGCAATATCTGTGTTAATGCCCTCACCGAAGGCGTCGAGAGCCGCGACAGTCAGTAGCACCTTCATGCGTGATGTTGGCGCAACCGAAATACACCAATTAGCGAGCGTGGTTGCGATTAGTGCGCGTATTTCTTGCCAGAGCGCCATCTACTCGTCCTCCAACGGCTTTGGCTTATCGAACACACGCTTTTGGTTCACTTTTGAGAACGTTTGGTAAAGCCAAAGTTCGTTATTTTCGCGTATCGTCATAGCGCCGCCAGTGCTTATTGTCAGAACTTTTAGGCCGTCAACGCGAAGTTGGAAAAACCCGGCTTCGTCAATATAGGCCGACACGCTCTGCTGGTTTTGGCGGTCCCGGTCCATAACGAATTTAATCTTTTCCATTTACTCGCCCTCCACCGGAGTCAGGCGGTATTTCTTACCTGCGTATTCAACTGACCAGTCCGAGGCGGGGTTAATTTCTTCGGGTTTTTCGGGCAGGGTGAGATTAAGGGCGCTACTATCATTTGCGTCTGTCCCGTCCGCGTTTCTCGCCTCCATCCGGCCAACTGCGCTTTCGACAATCAACCCGACACCAGTAACTTTTGCGCTATCGAAATACGTCCGATACGTCTCACCGATAGTGAAAGGTGTATCCACGAAGTAGCGGTGACCGGTGACCTCGGCTATTTCGCAATTATTTTCTCGGCAGGCCCAATCAACGAACGAGCAGCCGTCCCAATGAACGAGGAGCGGAGCGCTGCCCATCTTGTCGTCGTGTATGACGGTCCCTGTGCGGCCATCAACGTGCTTCACTCGGTCGTGTAGCTTGATTTCCATTAGACCATCTCCGCAAGAATGATAAGGGCGGCGGTCAACGTCACGGATATAACGGTGATGTATGTTGCGAGTTTGAGCCAGTAGCGGCGCTTGGCGGTCGTGTAGTTTGCCAGTGTTCTTTCGCGGCAAAGCGCGACGAAAGCCACCTTATCGCCAGAGCGGGCGGCTTGGTAGATGTCCTCAAGCCTCGGCTCCATAAACCCTGACTTGCGTGTCCCAACTTTGTGAAAATGCGTTTCCATTATTCGCACTCCTCGCATGAGGTGAGGATTTCTGTCTTGGCGGCTTTTTCGGCCCACACGCCATCAAGCCACGCCTCTGCTTCTTTGCAGGTGTCGTGCGTCCAGATTGACCACCAATAATGGCCCCCGAGGGGGAGGTTTTCTTTACGCACAGTCTCCCAACGAACTTTGCCATTATTGCTGGTGGTTTTCCTGATAGCGTATTTACCACCCCAGCGTTGTGGTTCTTTTTTCTTCCCAAAGCCAACCATTATCCCAGCTCCACGATAGCGGCGACAACAAGGGCCACAGCGAGGGACGCCGAAACCAGCGAGCCAAAGAGGCACAGGGCATGAAGAAAATAGTGCGCGCCCACTCCATACCACTTCTTCGAGTCGTAACTATCCCATGTCAGGTTTTTGGCGGCGTTAAAGCCCATGCCAACAGCAAGCGTCAGAAACAATCCTGCTATTGCGGCCACGGCGATGTATGCTGCGATGTGAAATAAGGTTTCCATTTTTCTCTCCTGTTCAAGATGGAGAGTTTAGCCCTGCAAGGGCTTCGCCGCAAGCGATATTTGTCGCTATTGCGTTCCAAGCCTATTTGATTTGGAGCAGTTCTCAAACGCCGTCAGAATCTGAAGGTTGTTCGCCACATGAAGGCCTGAGACGGCCCTCCCTCGAAGGGGAATGATGTGGTCAACGTGATACTCAACGCCCGCTCGTTCGGTGGCTTCACGCGCCGCCTCATAGAACAGCGGAATCAAAGCCTGACAGCCGAAGACGGGTGTGCGGTTTAGTTTTGCGGCTCGGTGTTTGGCCGTCTGAGCATTTACCTTGCCCGGGTTGGCCTTGCGGTATTTGCGCACGTACTCACGCCTCGCCTCGCGGTTAGCTTTGTAATACGCGCGCAGCCTCTCTCGCCCCGCCTCTCGGCTGGCCCTGCCGTACTCGCGATTGTGCTCGCGCTTCGCTTCGGGATTGGCTTTGTAATACTCGCGCTGGTGCTCTCGGTGGCATTCTAGGCAGGTACCGTTACTAACGAGGCGCTTTGCTGCGTGACCGTGCTTACAAGGCTTGCCGGTAAAGTAGCGAAGAAAACCCCGAGCCTTAGCGTCTTTGCGGGAAATTGTTTCCATAAATCAGCCCTGTTGCGTTCTGCTTATGTTCGAGTATACTACCAATGACAGTTTTGGTAAACTGGCCATATCTTGCAGGCGTTACAGCGGCCCCCTCACGCCGGGGGAAAGAGCGAAGCCGGACTTAGACGGCGTCAGTTCGTGAGCAAGCACAAAAGGAGATCGATGCGGCCTTCCCCGCCTCTCGGTTGCACCCATCCTAGCGGATAAACGCCCCCAAATGATTCCTAATGGATATTCTTGCCTTGTCGTTGCATTGGCTTGGCGAGAATGATTGTCTCACGACATAACCGAGAAGTTCGCCCTGCACAACAGGCCAGAACGACCACAGAGGATACAGCTCCCCGAAGCACTCCCGGCGAGCAGGACACCAATCCTAACCTCTAATGCAAAAACAAATGGTCTGCCCACGTGGGGGATAGAACTACGTCCAAATTCCTAGCGAAGACCGTTGGCATCAAGAAACTCACCGAAACTACCATACCCACCAGAAGGCAACACACGCCCGACAGAAGGATCAGAGCCGCTAAGCGACTGCACAAACCTATATCGCCCGCACCGGGGGGACCACCGCGCAACACAGCGCGTTCCGTTGTCAAACAAAACAGTAAAAGGGCTACGGCTCACGTCCAAACTCCTAATGATACGACAGAAATTATCGCAGAATTTTTTTCCAGCTATTTGAAACATTCCAAACACATTACCAGCGCCAGCAGAAAACCCAAACGGTTTCAGAAATGATGTGAGATTCAAGAAGGATATAGATAGGAAAAATAATCCAGAGATAGGTGGTGTATAGGACCCAGCCTCACCTCCTTCCCCTCCTCCCAGCACCCCCCACCACCCCGACTAGGTTCCCTACCCTTCCTGACGATGACCAAACCCGGAACAAAGCATGAACACTAAACCATTGGGAACAAAGCATGAACGCCATACCTGTGCCAGTTTGGAAACAATCGGGAGGGGATTGATGATGATATGGAAAGAGTGTAACCCACCCCCTCTAATATCCCTCATATCTCACCCCCATGATATTTAGCCATTTCCCGAATAACGGATGCAATATGTCTTGGCTTGTGTGTGTGTCTATATATACCGTCTTACACTAGCGCATTGATATTGCGTCACATTCCCTAATCATTGAGATAGGCTATAGCTTGCCCGGTTGGTATAGATATTATTGCCTGTGCAGTGTTTACTCTTTGGTGCTATTAAGGGTGTGTGATCTGGCAATCAAGCTGGACAGCTAAGGGGAATAAAAGACCATGACTAAACTTTCAAACGCTGACCAAGCCATCGCCGACATTGTGGCAATGCACAAAGATGAAAGCGCGGAAGCTGTGCAAGAATATGTTGTGAGCCGCATTAATCGCTCTGACCTGCTAGCCGTCTTCATTGGCTTGCAAGATCACCAATCGCTGAATGAAACAAACGCCGCCGACGACGCGATTGCGGTTATTCGCCCTATTCTGTTCGCCCCACGCTAGGTGCCGACCATATCAACGCCTAACCACAACAAAAGGAAATAAGACAATGGACATCATCACAAATCACCAACCGCGCAACATCATCGGCTGGCATGAGTTAAGCGACGAAGAGCGCGCCGACTTTAACTGGGAAGGCGCAGACGAATGTGATTACTTCCGCTATCGCGGCAACGCTTATTGCTTGAGCGAATTTATGCGCGCTAGTGGCGACATTGCTTTGCTTGGATGGGATGGGATGGAGGCGGATTCCTATTTTAGCGGAACCCTTGTTAAATATGCCGATGACTATGGTGATTCCATCATAGTGGCCTCTTGCTATAGCTAGCGCCTAATCACAACAAAGGAATAAGACAATGACACGCTATATAAACATTAAACCGCTTGAACGCTCGCGCGTTTATGAAACAGCAGAGCAGGCTATCGGCCACTTGTTTTTGTACCCTATAGGACAAAGCGATTGGAATGACGCAAGGCCTTGGGGCCATACTGTCACCGACATACGCCGCATTAATGCCGCAAGGAAAGCGAAAGACTTTTCAGCGTTCAAAGCAGAGCAGCGTCGCGGATATTGGCGCGTAGAGCTGGCAAACTAACGATAACGCCTGACCAACAAAGGGAAATAAGACAATGACCAATCTAACTTACAACTTGAATGCTGTATTGCTGGCTGCCGTTAATACGGCGAGGAGCTACGAGGAGACGCGCTATTATCTAGGCGGCGTTTATGTTTTCCCGCTTCCTAGCGGTGAGGGCGTCGGTATGGTCGCGACGGATGGCCATCGCATGATATGCGCGACTGACTTAACCGGATTTATTAGCGAGCCCGCTATCCTGTCTCTTGACAAGAAACTAGCCACAGCCTGCAAAGATGTGAAGGGCAAGATTCCTTCGCTTGTCTATGATGGAAGCGAAGCCGATTCAACGCACCAAGCCCGGCTTGAATTGCAAAGCGAAGATGGCGCGCAACTGGTAGCAGGCGGAATCGTTAATGTTATCTACGGGACATTTCCAGACTTTCGCCGCATTATCCCAGACACATTTGACGCTCAGCCCGTATTGCTTTCCGGTAAGTATCTAGCCGATTTTAGCGCGGCTTCCTACAAGGCTTGTGTGGCTACAGGCTTTCCGATTGATAACCGCAACGCGGGAAAAATCGAGATTATCGGAGGTCATAGCGCTAATGACGCGCAACTAATCGGACTAGGAACGCCTCATTGCTTTGGCGTCCTAATGCCATTGCGCCGGAATGAATGCCGCAACACCCCAGAAAACGGCGGGGAGAAAGCGCGGGATTCATTCCTCGCCTTAATCAACGAAAGCGAAAAGCAAACCAAGGCCGCTTAAACTAACAGGGCGCGAACGCCCCACAATAAAGGGAAACAAGACAATGACTGACATAACCGCAACTTACAGCCCAGAAGACAATAAGCTAAGACTCTACGCATCAACGCGACTTGATGCCGAGACATTCGGCAAAGTAAAGGGGGCTGGATATAAATGGGCTCCTAAACAAGAGTTATTTGTTGCGCCTAAATGGACACCAGCCCGCGAGGATTTAGCGCTTGAATTAGCGGGAGAGATTGAACCAGAATCCATGACAATGGCAGAGCGCGCCGAGATTAAATCAGAGCGCCTTGCCGCTATTGCTGAGAACCGCAAGCGGGACGCGGAAACATACGCACGCCGCGCCGATGAATTGTCAGAATGCTTTTCAGGAGGCCAGCCGATTCTAATGGGCCACCATTCCCAGCGGAAGGCCGAGAAGACCGCCGAGAAAATGCGAAGCGCGCAGACCAAGGCAAACGATAACCTAAGCGCCATTGGTTATTGGCTTTATAAGGCCGAGAGTGTGCAACGCCACGCCAACTATAAAAACAGCGACAGGACGCGCGCGCGACGGATTAAAACCCTTCTCACGGAATTGAGAGACGTGCAGCGACGCATTAACGAAAATTACAAGGCGTTGGACCTTTTAGAGCGATGCACAACCGAGGCACAGATTCGCGCCTTTGTCGGCGGCGGATTTGCGTCCATGAATCTTTATTTGTCGCTGAGTAAAGACGAGATCACACCACAGGAGGCCCGCGAACAGCTTTTAACCGCCTATCGACGCCGGGTTAATAGCTCGCACTATTCGCGATGGACTAACCACATTCTAGGCCGGTTATCTTACGAACGAACCTTGTTAGGCCGCGTTACTCGCTTTGGCGGCACATTAACCCCGGCAATTCTTCAAACATTCGCGCGAACGCATGGCGCAGACAAGCCCAAAGCAACCGCGCATGATGGTGACAGGTTCACAATCGAAAGCCCGGCACCTTTACCGCTTCACATCGCAAGCGGGCACACGCTGGACCTTGATTGCGAAGAATGGCGCGACTTGATGGAATCTGTAGGCTATGAAGTGCCCGCAAAGAAAGCAGGCCCGCCGCCGATCCTAAATTTTAAGGCGGAAAAGCTCTGGACTAAAAACCGCTATCACGGAACGCTTATCACCATGCGCCAAGTCGGAATGACCAAGGCGGAATATAAAGAAGCAACGCGGTTTTCAAACGCATGGATCGATACAAGCTATTGCGGGCAATTCCGGTTTAAGACTGTGACAGACCCACACTCAAAAGAGGCTTATTACATGCGCGAGCGTGTAGCCGTGTTTTTGACCGATAGCAAAGCGCACACCGCACCGGAAGGCATTGAACCACAAGAGGAGGCCGCAGCATGAGGCCGGACCTATACAAACCATTAGCGGGAGCCTTGCGGCTTCCTGTTATCCCTCGCAGAAGTGACGCACCGGAGCGCATAGACTTTGCAGCACAGGCCGAGCCCATCAGCATCGACAAGGCCAGCGAGTGCCATGTAACGCCGCCACACATTGCCGCGTTAATGGCGGACCAATTCGACGCGCCGGGAGATAAGCAAACGCTAGAACCGTCAGCGGGAACCGGGAGCCTTGCGCGGGCAATGATCGAGGCCGGACAAAGCGAGTTAGAACTAACAATAGTCGAACGGCACATAGGACTAGCGCGCGGGCTTGCCTCTCAATTCAAAGATGCCGGACACGTTAACCGCTGTTTTCTGGAATATGCCGAGGAGGCGTGCGGCAAGGTCCAGTTTCGCCAAATTATAATGAACCCGCCATTCAGCAAGGTTAAAGCCCACATGAGGGCCGCGTTATCCTTACTTGGCAGCAATGGCCACGGCACGCCGGGTGAATTGGTGGCGCTTGTCCCGATAACATACGAACACCCCGACGCCTACACTGTGCAGGAATTAGGACCGGACACGTTCGCAACCGCAAAAGTCAGGACGAAAATCATTAAGATCGAACAGGAGTCAGAACAATGAGAACGGCAACACTACACACAACCGCGACACAAGGCGACAACAAAGCCGGAACGCCTATCTTTATCTTGCCAGAACGCGACAACCTTGGAAGGCGCCTTGCAGTTTGGCAAAGCGGAAGGGGCAAGGCGTTTCCGATTCAAGGCTTCCACATTGTAAAGCAAGAGGCCAGCCAATGAACGCGCGGCAATGGCTAGGCGAGATTGCCCGCTTCATAGCTGTCTGCATCGTCATGGCGGTCTGGATAGCCGCCTTGTCTTTCTTTCAATAGGAGAAACTGAAATGGAAACGAAACACACACCCGGCCCGTGGAGCGCCACGAACGACACAGTTAAAGGCCCGTCTGGCAACATCGTTGCTGAATGCATGGGCTATTCCGTGAAGGCGACCGCCCCTGAACAACGCGCGCAAGGCGGGCGAGAAGCTAACGCTCATCTAATAGCTGCCGCCCCTGAATTGTTGGAGGCTTGCCGCAATCTTTCGCAATACGTTGCCAAAGGCATAGCAGACGGAGCCTTCAAGGATTGCGTTTTACCAAAGGGCGCAGAAAAACGGCTAAACCAAGCACAAGCCGCAATCGCGAAAGCGACTAGCTAAACCTTGAACCCCTTTCCCTCAACTCGCCCGCGCTAATGCGGGCATTTTTTTTGCCTGCAATTAGAACAAAACACGAACCCGTCAAAGCGTCCACACAATGCCGCTAGAACGCGCGCAAGGAATAAGTGGACTAGGACGCATTCAAGGCTCTAACGCCTCTTGTGGGCTATCCTGTGCGGTAATATCCACGTATTCCGCGTCGATGGTCGCGTCGTCTATCGCTTTCGCTTTCTTGGCGCTATCCATTGCTGACAATATGTCTTTTAGATTGTCAGGCGTGATCGAAAGGCTTGTTTTTGTGTTTGGCCTGTGTCTGGCACCATCCGAACGCTTAAGGTTTTCAAGATGGTTTAGACCCTTATCACGCGCCGAAATCTCGGCGTTATCCATCTGGCCAGCTTGGTCTAGCAGGTAAATAGATTCCCTAAATTGCCTATCGTGTATCCATTCGGACCGCGCTTCTAGGGCTTCCAGATAGACTTCCTTTAGGTCAGGGTCGCGACGAATAAACATCATTAGTGCGCCTTGTGAAACGCCTATGCGTTCCGCTTCCTGCTCTACAGTCATGCCACCCGCTAATCGTTCCATCGTCAATTCGTATTCATCACAACCCGCCTCAGCGTTCCAGCGCATAAGAGCCGAACGAGTAGCGCCGTCACGTTGAAGGCGAACCCTCTTGCCTACCTTCTTGGGCATCTATTCGTCCTCGAACGTATCAGAGACGAAAGCGTGAAGCGCCCTTGTTAAATCGACAATCGTTGAATCATCATCAGAGCAGGAATTGAACAAACGCAATTCGCCTTCTTTGCCTACAGCAACAACACAAACGCGGGTTAATTCCTCGCCATACAATTCAGCTATTGATTCCAGAACGGCTTGTGGTGGTAATTCGTTTCGGGTTAGGCCGGGAAAGCCTATCACGTTGGACATAGCTTTCTCCGAAAGGTAAATCCCACGCTCACCGCCTACGCTTTACAAACAGCGTTTTCTAGGTGTGTGCGGGGCGTGGGAATAGAAAAGCCCGCCACTCGTGAGAATGACGGGCTGTGTTGAATTGGCCTCAACCTATCCGCTGTGTCGGAGCGCGTCACAGTCGCGCAAATCAGAAGAAGGCCAAACTGTATCTCCTACCCCGGAATGTGGAGTCGAACCACAAGCCTCGCCGTTACTTCCTAGGATTTACGAACGAAGCTGCATCCCATGCTTGGGGCTCAGGAAGCTTGCCCATGCCGTCAACGGCTAGAGGGCTTTATCTCGTTTCAGGCCGTATTATCGACCTGACTAAATTCACAATACCGCTAGGCTAAAACACTGTCAACCGTTGCGGGCGTTTTTCTTATCCCGTCCCGATACGCCGAAACCAGAGCATCAAGGCCCGTTAGCAGGTTTTCAATGTCCTGCGCCTGATTGCTGTAATACAATCCAAGCACCGCCGCTTTTGCCCTAAGCCCCACACCATCCAGAGCGTCAAGCCCCACATCGTTCACAACCTCGGCACGTCGCAACACTTTATCGGGAGGCCCGTCAGACTTACCGCCTCGCTCTGCGCCATAGCCACCGATTGAAGGTGTTGTCCTGCCGTATAGAATATCCCTTGCTTTGCAGAGTTTCCTATAGGCTTCTTCTTGGGTGTCGCTGACAAGCCCTTTCGCTATCAGACAGTCAATCGCTAAATCGTAAACGCCTGCCTTTCGGCGTTCCAACAATTCCGGCGTCGGCTCCACCCGCTCGTTAACTCGTTGTTGCTGCCCATTGCGTTCACGGTGCATGGACAACGGCGAGCGACACAAAGGCAAAGGGCAAATGTTTGATTTAGTCTTACCAGACCAACCGCACTTGCAGACCTTGCGCTTTGGCTTACTCATGCTGACGTGCTTTCCGGTTCGCCGCCGACAATCTCCGCTGTGGCATACACAACAGGGTTGCGGTCCAGAACAGCCTTCGCGTCAATCTCGTCAGGCTCTATCGTTGCGCGCCGTTTGCGTATCCACCCGCGAGCGCCAAGGAACGAACCAACAGCAACAGCCAACCATTCAGGGTCAACGCCGCGTCGGCAATCAATACCTTTAAGCATTTCCCGGCCAACCTCTTTGCAATCGTCAACAAAGCGCGGGTCCATTTCGGGGGCTGTGCGTGGTTGTTCAGTCATTGCATAATTCCTTGCTCAATTCATCACACCGCCGCAATTCAACCAGCTTTAAGGCGTGTATGCGGTCGGCCTTTGCCAACAACTGCCCCGGAGTAGGCATCCAGTTTTCAGTAGACCTTCGCCATTCTCGGCAAGCCTCGGCAATCACAAACGGGGGAAGGTGTTCGGTGTCGTCTAACCAATCGTTCGCCCAAATACTCGCGCCAATGTCGTCGCGCTCTTGGCGAGGGTAGTGGGCCGACAAACTCTCCACGGCGGTCGCGTTCAAATCCGCGCTTCGCAACTCAAGAGCCGTTCGTAATTGCGTAGCGTGACGGTCCAGCGTCGATTGCAGGCCGTTCGTCTTGATTGCCTCCACCGCCCTCTCGACGTTCTGATAAAGCACTGGCAAAAGCGCCTCTGTGTCGCTGCGTATTAGCCTGTTTTGGGTTCGTGAACCGCTCATTGCCCTGCCTTGTTTCATACTTTCCCTCAATCACCTTAGCGAAATTCGCTTCGCTTGCAAGAAAATCTATATCGGCCTTCCAGCCTGACCCGTTTTCGCCCCGGCAAAAAGAACTGCCCGCCAACCTTTCGCAAGCATCCCGCCAGCCATCAACGCCTTCCGCCTTCAATCTGGCCTTCAATGCCGCTGCCCTCTTTGCTGGCATTTTCGCTCTCGGCTTTGCAAGGCCAACAGGAACACAAATCTCATTCCAAATATCAAGAGCCTCAATGGGCTTAATCGACATATCTATAGATACGTTAGTATCTATATCTGGTTCTGGTTCTGTATGGTTTAGCGGTGGCTTTTGTAAGTCATTGTTTTTGCGTGGTCCGCTTGCGTTTTCGCGCTGTTTATCTTGAAGTTTCGCGAGACTTTCAAGCTCCGAAACTGCGCGGTAATTCGTTAGAAACTCACCCGAAGCCTGAATTTTGCCCCCTTCAATGAGCCGCAAACGGATGGATTTCCACTTCCGAATAGAGCATCCTAGAAGACCGGAAATATACCGCGCGTCGTCTGGCAGTTTGCCCGCCTGCATGTAAATCAAGTCCAGAACAACGCGGTAGGCGCACTTGTCCTCAAATGGCATCCCAATAGTGCCTTCGATAAAGTCGCGCGGATACGCCTTGTAATAAGGAAGCCCGTTCATTCCGCACCCATCCGTTCGCGGTGTTTCTTGCAGGCGTGGATAACGGTTGAGTGATCCAACCCGCCGAACATACGCCCAATGTTAGGGTAGCTGTAAGAACTAAGCCGGTCAGCGCGTGGACGCAGATATTTACGGACAATGTAGATTGCCTCATGACGAGCCGCGACCGCTGATCTAATGCGGGTTTTCCCCAGCACCATTTCAGGCCGGACATTGTGCTTTTCAGCACATTGCGCGATAATCTTACGAACCTTGTTATTCATTTCATTACTCCCGTTATGCGGCCATCTAGGCCATTGCGTCTTAACCAGCGAGACAGGGCGACCTTAGACACGCCCAATTTTCTCCCGGCTACAGACAAACTCTTGCTTTTCGCAATCGTGCGAATCCGTTTCATGCTCTGGTCACGGTTCAACATTGACCGACCCCAAAAACCTTACCTCTACCCGCCCGCCCTTTACGGGCTCCTCAAAGCCGTAAGACGTGATCCAATAATAATCGTCAACACCTATAGCGTCCGCCACTCCGTCTTGGCCGGATTTGAAGGCGGCAATCATGTTGTCCCTGTCCCGCTTGCGGCGGTTGGGCGGGAAAAAGGTTATCACTACTCGCGGCTTTGGATCGGCGCTGAACGCATACTTGTTGCGCTCGGACACGGCCAGCATTTGGCATTCTGCCCGGTAGATTTTCTTAGCCTTCGCCAAAGCGGCCCAATGATTGCGACCGTTGGGGTTTAGGCTTGACGGCGGGAAGGGGAGGGCAACAACAAAATCAGTCATTTCGGCACTACTTTCCCGTCAAATGTTTTCTTGAAGTTCTTACAAAAGCCACGGCTCTGAATCTTGCGGGACCGGGTTTCGGTTTTAGGCTTGCGGCGGTTGCGGTCAGGTGTGTGCTTCCGGCGCTTCGCCATAGCGGCTTTGTCAGACGCCGTTTTAATCTTGTGGCAAGGGGTGCAGAGCTTCGCGCCATCCTTTGCCGTTAGCTTGCGGTCGCGGTCGCTTTCTTCACGCAATCCCTCTGGATATACGTGGTCGTAATCCTTGGCGGTGTTTAGGCACTCAATCGGGAATAGCCCGCGAATTGCCGGGGGCATAAAGTCACATTCGCAAATACCTTGCGAGCGTTCGTCCATGTCGCGCTTGGATTGGGCGTCGAACTCCTCACGCATCAGCCAAAGCCTTGCGGACATACTCACACAATTTCGCTTGGCGTTTTTTCTTCTCGCCTACAGGGGCAACAGCCGCGCGGTGAATGCGTCTTCGCCATTCAGAAGAGGGTTGGGCTGGCACAGAGGGAGGGGCTGCACCAGCCCGCGCGTTAGCCGGAAGGGAAACCAGCCTCGCGCAACTCATTGTTCTTTTTCCCGCAGGTTATCACGCCACCAACGAGGAGCAATGCCTAAAGCATCCTCTATCTTGATAGCAAGGTCAAACGATGGGGATTTGATTCCTCTTGACAGCTCACTTGCATGAGCAGCAGAGACTTTTAGCGTCTCACGCAATTCTCGCGCCAACACCTTCGGGTTTGTCATTAAATCTTTCATGCCCTTATAGATAACCGCTGATTTAATTTGCGTCAAGCGAAAATAATGCTTGCAATACTTTTCGGTGTGTGCGAAGAAAGGCTATCGAATAACGGGAGAAATGACATGGCAACTTATACAATAGAATGCAGCCGGACGGTTTTGGAAGTGGCGCACATCACAGTTGAGGCGCTTGAGGCTGGGCAGGCAATCGAAAACGCTCTTGGCCTGACTGACGAGGCTGATTGGTCGCGCGAAGACGTGCAAGAAATCATTGTTGAAGACGTAGTGTTGGAGGATTGATTATGGATATGGACACATCAATAAGCCTTGGTAGCGTTGCCGATACTGTAGGGCGCGCGACCCGATATGCCGCGAAAGCGGAGGGCATTGACTTTGCGAAGGAGTTAGGCGGGCGAATGTCCGGCGACACTTTCATGGGCTACGCGTTGGAGGCCGCAATTCAGGCGCAAGGGAGCCTTGCAGAAGTTATTGCAGCTCTGGAAACCGAACTCGCAAAAGAGGGGGCCGCGTAATGGCTAAAGAAACCCCCGCACCGACTTTGCCCGCACAGAGCCAGTCTTTCCAGAAGACTGCAAGAAGCCGCATGACGAGCGTTTGGCCGAGCGATTGAAGCTAATGGACGAATTGCAGCGGCTTGGGCAGGAATGTGACGCCGATGACGGAAAGGGAGACGAGAAATGAACCCGCACCACGAAGATGCGCCGGAATGCTGCTTTTGCAGCGCGGTAGGTGAAGAATTGCGTTGGTATGGATGGGCAACCGAAACCAAACCAAGCGACCCGATTTGCGAGGATTGCTATTGCGACCCGTCAACAGACGAAGCCGCAGGCCCGGCGTTTGATGATCTACCGCTCGCCTACTCCGCCCGCATCGAAACGCCGCGCGGAATGTGGGGCCGGTTTAGCCCTGACGAAATAGAAGCCGCAAGTTATAAGGAGATAAAGAAATGAACGCGTTGCAGAAAACAATCCGCGATGGCGATGCTCTTTGGCAGCGTTGGGAGAATGAATTGAGTGGCTTTATTCAATACGCGAAATCGGGAGGCCCGAAAGTGCTTGATATTGGAGAGGCCGCATCAACGGGTGAGCATCTTCACGTCAACCTCCTACACCGCTGCAAAGACATGCGGGACGATGTGACGCTTCGCAAGATAGCGGGCGACAGGGGCTTTATTGAGGAAGCCCGCGACTTACTAACTGACACGCTGCAATGGATGGATAAGAACGATGGATAAGAAGCAAGCAAAAGAGGCTTTAGCAAAACTGCTCAAGAAATACAATTTCGATTCTTCGGCTATTTGGGATTGTCACGGAACGCCCGTATTGCTGCACAAGGCTTGCGAGCAAATTGCGATTGTTGAAGGCATCCAGTTTGAGCGTCCGGCGATTATTGAAAATAGCACCAAGGATGGCGTTGTGGCCGTCATGGTGGAAGGCGTGTTTGGCGACAAGCACGAATGGTCTTTTGGCGAGGTTAGCCCGAAGAACAACAAGAACGCATACCCTTATTCAATGGCAGAGAAGCGCGCCAAAGACCGCGTTGTTCTCAAACTGATCGGAATGTCGGGCTATCTTTATTCCGAAGACGAAATGGACGACTTCAAAGAGTCAAACCCCGCGCGCAAAGGCGCAGACCAAGCCCCAGCACCAGCCCGCAAGTCGGCGGCGCAGGCCAAGCGTGACGGAGACAACGACACGGTTCGCGACATTCTCCAAAGCGCGGACACCGCCGAGGAATTAGACGCCCGCTGGCAGCAGGTTGAAAACGATTGGCTTCCGATCCTGCCCTTATCATGGGAAGACTCTATTCGGGACACTTACGAAAACCACCGCGACACACTCAAAGAAAAGGAAACAGCATAATGGCCGGATCAGTAAATAAATGTATTTTAGTCGGGAATTTAGGGGCTGACCCTGAAATCCGCGCAATGAATAGCGGCGACAAAATCGCCAACCTCCGCGTTGCGACTTCGGAAAGCTGGAAAGATAAATCCAGCGGTGAACGCAAGGAAAAGACGGAATGGCACAGCGTCGTAATTTTCAACGAACATCTTGTGAAGGTTGCCGAGAATTATCTCAAGAAAGGCTCCAAGGTCTACCTTGAAGGCTCTTTGCAGACGCGCAAATGGCAGGACAAAGACGGCAACGACAAATACAGCACCGAAGTCGTGTTGCAGCGTTTCCGTGGCGAATTGCAAATGCTAGATAGCAAGAGCGAAGGCGGCGGCGGATACCGGGAGGCCGAACCTTCCCGCAATGATGACCGCCCGCAGAATGACGAATTAGAGGACCAAATTCCTTTCGTCCGGTGGGCTGACTAATGCGCCCTTGGTCCGTTTCCCTCACGTCTCCCGATAACGTGAAACTTGCGAAAACTGCCGTCGATAAGGCTTTTATCAAAGGCGGTATGCAGGTGAGTTTTGCGGAGGCGAAGCGGACCAACCCGCAGAATGACCGCATGTGGAAGCTACTCGGCATTATCGCGGAAGCGAGGCCAAAGCACCACGGCATTTTGATGGCGGACCACGATTACAAAGAGCTGTTTCTCTACGCGCTATTCAAGGAAGCGCGGCTTGTGCCGGACATTGACGGCAACGGAATGGTGCAGCTTCAACGAAAATCTAGCCGCCTGACCAAACCCCAATTCTCGGACCTATTCGAGATCATCCCCGCCT